CTGACCAGCACTTAATACTTTGGTAGCTATACTTGCAAGATTTAAGCTTTTAGCCATTTCACGCATACCAGTAATTCCTTGTGCCATTGCCATTGCAGAATTAACTTTTAAAAGCGTTTGTTCTACTTCTTCACTTTCAGTACCCATTAAACCCATAGCACCTTGAACAACTGCAAAACCACTTGCAGCACCTTGCAAAGCATTACCAAGTTTTTCGCTCATTGTCATAGCTGCACCATCAACTACTTGGTCAGTTTGTATTTGAATTTTACGATACCTACCAACTTCAGTTACTAAATCATTAAATTCCTTACTTGTAGTATCACCAGCTTTTGCCATTTCGTAAAGACGGTCTTCCATTTCACCAATTTGTGCCGTTAATGGTTTTATTTCACCATAAACTTCTTCAAATGAAGCGTGTAAATCTTTGTTTGTCTTTTGAACCTTTTTCTCGGCTTGGTTTAAATTGTCTACACTTTGCCCTAAATCGTCAATGCCTTTTTTAGCTTGTTCGGCATTCGTGTTTACTTCAAGTTCTATTGTTTTTTTAGTTGCCATTATTTCTTTTTAAAGTACAATTTTCTTTTTTCTTGTTTGTATATTTTCTTTACATTACTTTCTAACTTGTACTTGCCTTTTGCTATTTCTACATTCTCACTTATTCCGAAGTGGTCATCTAATTTTAGCATATCTATTATGTTCTTTATCATTACGGTTGTTGTATTATTATCGAAGTGTCGTTAGTTGCACCGTTACAATAAGTATGTGTAACATTTAGTGTTATACTTTGTGGTGCAGATTCTTCGGTTTCTATTCTAAAAAAGTTTTCCGTGTTTACATAGTTTGCAGCATCTTCGGTAACTATTAATTCTTGCGTGTTGCTATTTGCTGGAACACAAACTTCTACTATTTGGCTACTTGTTATTGTGCTTGGTGTGATAGTTACACCACCAGTTGTTGTGCTTATCGTAGCAGAACAAACACCGTTTAATAAATTAACGGGTACGTCTATACAATTAGATGTTGGCTTACTATGAATAATTGTTAACGGTGAAAGTGGTCTAAAGTCTAAAAGTAAAGTCATATCAACATCGCCACTTGTAATATTTGACTTCATTTCGTTTATAACATATCTTTTATCACGAATTATTACACGGTCATTTAACTTTAAATTAGTCAACATTGAAATAGGCAATTGTGTTTTTACCTTTATCAATCTATTTTGCAAGTCATATAAATTTTGTAAATAATTAAAATAATATGTTGCGTATAAAGTGTCAATTATTGGTGTTAATAAAAACGTACTACGGTCAGCATTAAAGTTTAATGTGTAGTTTGTAATTCCGTTTACTTGTAAGTCTTGACCAAATGGCATATAATCGCTTACCGTAACTTCTGCCGTTCCGTTGTAGAACTTAAAATTCGTGCTTTGCTTGTCGTACATATACATTAAACAAGGTTTAGGAACATAAGAAGCTAAATTATCATCTAAAGCATAAGCTACTTGCGTGGTTGTTCCAGTAAACTTTTGTCCCATTAAGTTTTCAAATGGTAGTTGAACGGTAAACTCACCACCATCGTATGTAAATGATTGTTCCGTGTTTCCGTATTCACGATAAAACAAAGCTTTAAATTGTTGGTTTAGTACACTTTTACTTTCTTGGTATTTAAAAGAAATTCTTTTATACAATGGCACACGGTCAACATCAATGCTTTTTACGTCGGTGTATTTTGTTATGTCGTATAAATCGCCAAGTGTATACCACGTTTCCAAAGTTTCTATTTCGTAAGTGTCTGCAACCGTACCAAAACAAGTTAGGTTAAACATTTTTAACACACCACTAAAAAAGTCGGCTACTTTTATTTCGGGTACTAATGATCCAAGACTTGAATTTCCAGTTAAGGTTTGTGTTGCACCCGTTATAGTAAATTCATCAACGGGTACGATAGTAGTTCCTACCGTTGCTTCCCAAAAACAATTTGTTGTTGTGTCTATGTCAATTTGGTTTGCTGCTCTCATTTCAAGAACTATGCTTTCGTCTAAACCTGGTGCGTTTTGGTCATATACTATTTGATGCGTTGCCGTTCCTTGTCCTTGTATAGTATGCGAAAATACACCGTTTCTATGTACGTCGATATAGTAGTCAGTTGCAGCATCACTTGGTACTACTGAAGTGTTTATTACGAATCTATAATATTGTGAACCTACTACGTTAGAATAGTTGTATGTTATTGTGTTTGTTGATAAGTCAACACCACTATTAACTGGTGCAGTTCCAGCAGCATACACTACACTTGCAAAGTCTACTTCTTTAGCACCCGTTATAAATGTATTTGATTTCGTGTTTTTAGCCCAAAGAAAACATTTCTTAAACCTTTCATCGTCTAAAAAAGTACCCGTAAAAGTTATGCCATAATGCGTAGCAATTACTTCAAATAGTTTTTTAATTTTTACTGCTGGAAAAAGTTCGTTAAATAATATTCGACCAGCACTTGTTGTTATGTCATCAGAAGATGGCGAACCACCATAATTCCAATTCCTATCCGAACTAATTAAAGGGTATCTTACATCGTAGTCGGTTGTGTCATCCGTTATCCTATTGTAAACTTCTGCACCCGTATAAGTGTGGTCTAAAGAACTTAAATCCACATCGCTTAACATATCTTCGCCAAACTTATCTTTTAAGCTTGTGATGTCACCATAAAAAGTTAGCGTATAGCTTTCGGGTTTACCATCTTTTAAGTTTGCTTTTTCAAGTTGTATTTTACCAGTTCTAAATGGTGTTAAGTTTATATCAAGTTGTGCAGCTTTTCTTATGTTTACATTGAACGTAAATTGTGTTGGTGAAGTTGGTGTTATGTTAGTCGGGTTATATCCGTAAACATCACTATTATAAAAGTGTTGAAATACCTTATTGTTTGTTTTGGTTGCTGGTACGGTAAACGATTGACTAAAGTCACTATAAACCTTGCTAATGTCTTGTATGTTTTGCACACTTGAATTTACTTGTATTTGTTCGTCATCAAACAAGTCAAGCTTTACCCCTTCAACATATATTTGTACGCTTCTTTTCATTTATATTACGCTGTTAATCATATCAAAACCAAACTTGAATGTGATGTTGTAATTTATGTTGCCTTGTGCATTTACACCTTTTAACTTTTCTATGCTTTTAGTGTCTACGGTTACGGGTAAACTATCAACAAGTACCTTTTCACTTAACATTATTTGTTGTATTGTTTCGGAATAACTTGGTGCAACGATTCCAGTATTACAAGTAATTGTTTCTTGACCGTTGTGGTTAAATGCTTGTCTTTGTCCTTCAAGTGTAGAATAGCTTAATGAATTACTTTGCATTAAATTGTAAACGCTTTCTTTCGTGTTTATGTTGTTTTTAGATGCTTTAAAAAACCATTCACGTTGCCAATATCCCATTTGATTTACAAAGTCTATTAATACTGGTATATATTTTGGTTCGCATTTTGGTTTAAATATCCAAGTGCCGTAAAGTGTCGGTGAACCACCACCACCAAGATTGTCCCATACTTCCAACTTGTTACCGTCAGCATAATAGTCATACCATACCGTAGGAACGTCGTATAAATCAGCAGATGCAAATGGGTTCGTAATAACTTGCGTTGCACCACTTACTAAATTTGTATATTTTAAATCTACTAAAACCCCAGCACCTAAAAAACCGATTAATCCAGCACGTTGCGATTCGTTTGTCGCTGGTGTATGTGTACTTTGATAATGATAGTAATATGTGCCTTGTGGTAAAGATGCCGTTTGATCCGTTGTAAATTCTAAACTTGTTAGTTGTGGGTTAGCACCTTCCGAATAATATCCGTACCCATCCATACAAAAATATGTAGTAGTATCTAATAAAGTATAGTTTCCAGATGTTGTTTCCTTGTATCGCTTAACATCAAGCTTAACCATTTGGTTGTAATTGTTAGCAGCAACACCAGTAGAAACTCCCGAACCAATTGCCGTTTGTCTTGTAGTAAATTTTAAATATTCCCTTGTGTAAGGTGCAACATCGTAATACATCTTTAAATTATTAGATGCTGGAATTAGCTTCTGAATAGTGTATTGTGGGTTTGTTGGCACACTTGTACCCGAATAGTAATAGAACAGTTCAAGCTTTGAACCTACAACCGAAGATTCGTCTACTTCTATAATGTATGGTGAACGTGCAAATATTTTATTCATTATTTAGTTTTTAAGTTTTCTTCTATTATTGAAACAAGTAAGTTTTCCATATCTAAACCGTACTTGTCTATAAGTTCGTTTGGTAGTTTTTCAAAAGCAGATTCAAATGGTTTGGTAAAAAACATACTTGGTTTTATTCCGTGATGAAAAACGCTTCTTGCAATTAAAAAGTTTAATGACTTTCGTTTTAATAACCTACCTTTTTTATCTCGTGGTGCTAAACCTTTTCTTATTGTCCACTTGTCAAATACTTTGCTTGGTGGCATCTTACTTTTATAGCTAAAGTTAGAAAGTGACTTACCACTTTTTACACCTCTTACACCTTGGTCTTGAAACCATCCGTAATTATCTAATTGAAAAAATACACGAATAGAATTTGGCATAACTTTTACTTCGCCTTTTATACTGTCGCTTAAATTACCACTTGCGTTTTTATTTTGTTTTTGCAAATTATCTTTTGCAGCTTGAACTACTCGTTGTTCAAACTCTTGCAAAGCTTCCAATAAAAAGTTAGTTTCAGACATCGCAAACAGTCATTACATTAGGAGTGTTTATGTTTACGGTCATTGTCCATCCAGCAAGTTTATTTTCGAACCTATCTACAAATATTTCTAAATTAGGTGTGCCGTCTACTTGGTAATTGTCATCGTATAAATTACCTCGTCTCAACTTTTCGTAAAGTCTATTAAGAATATTTATTTGTGTGTTTAAA